CAACCTCCCCAACTTGTTTATTTGAAAAAAACTGTGGCTGAGGAGATTATCCCCAGCCAGCAGTCTTGTTAAGTTAAGCAGGTAATGCAGCGCTATTAGCGTTCACATTACGTGAAGCAGATACAGCACTCACATTGTCGTGTGCAACGCGTACATCTTGTTCAGCACCAGATGCATCAAAGTCAGTGAAACGTAAGATGCGCTCACCTCCAAGAGTTAACTCAACACCGTCTTTACCAGCACGTTTAACATATGGTGCAATGGCATCTTCATAGTCAACGTTCTTGTTCAAGCGAGATTGAAAGTTCTCAGGTAATTGAGACTCAGTAAATTCACGCACTACAATACGTCCAGGTATAGCACCAGACTTACCAAAGTGGTTAATGAATTTCTCAAGCAATTGTGTTTCAGCGCGCAATAGTGCAGTGCGTACAGAGTTGCGTACCCAGCCATTGGTATCAACACTAATCTCTTCAGATTGAAGTGTTACATAACCATAGTTAGGATTGTTCTTGTAGGTGCTGATTAACGCACCAGTTTCAGTTGGTTTAATTTGAACTTTGTTCATAATTGATTTGTTTTTAAATTGTTATTGATTAATAAAGGGATTACAGTTGTTGAAGGTTGTGGGAGATTAGTTCTCATCCCACAACCAAGAGCCTACACTAATAGCAGAACCAATGCCTACAATGACATTGAATACCCACATAGGTGTAGAGTGAGTAACATCGTGGAAAGTCAATGATGTTAACATAGAGATGCATCCAGCGAATACAGCTGTGATGATTGTGACCATAATCATAGGCAAGGTTAACCAAGCTACAATTTGTAATGGAAGGACCATTCTTTTTAGACTGTTCATTTGATTTGTTATTTAGAGTGATTAATAAATACTGATTAGCAAGGGAGTTTAGCTGTTGAATCAAGGCTTATATACAGTAAACACAGAGACCACGTTGTAGATAGTCTCTGTGTCAGGCTGCTCTGGTGACACTCTCTCAGTGTCTGTCCTCCTTGCAGTACTCCATGAAGTACTTGTAAGCGTCTCTGAGAGACTTAGCAAGGATTTGATGTCCAGAAATTAAATACCAATGATACATAAGCTCTATATTTTTGTACTGCATCTCATGGGGGTATAGGTGTTGGCGTGTGATGCGGGGGGTTGGTGTGGCAGGGGGTACACCCTCTCTACTACACACATGGGGGCTAGTTCCAGTAGACACATTTATAGCTCAAGGGCAACCTGTTTATAGCTCAGATTGTCACAAATTTGATCTACATTTGTTACACATGTGAGCGATAAAGTCAGCAGAATTTCCTATATTGTATATGTAAGATTGTTCAACATTAAAAAATATATACTATGGCAAATTATTATGCATTCACAAAAAATGGCAAACCTGTATTAGGAAGTCCTATACAAGGTGCAAAACCTAAAGGTGGTAAAAGTACTCCTATTATTCCTGGAGTAGATTGTAAGGTTCCTGTTGAGTATGTTTTCTTAAACAATACAGAGACCTTTGCAGATACTGATACTTATCAAGTATTGTTTACTGCAAGAAATTTAGAGTTAGATACTTACCTTCCTGTTGCTTTGGGATGGTTCTACACAGGTAAGCGTTTTACAAAAGCAAGTTTCTTAAAGAGTTTGAATGAAACTCTTGGTTCAATTGTTCAGTTTAAATTTGTAGGAGATGAGCTTTTTATTGTAAAAAGTTTTGTAGGTACAGTTCAAAACGCTGGTGTCAATTTGATTCTTGACTAAAAGAAAGATTAATCCAAATAAAAAACCCAGGCTAATAACCTGGGTTTCTTTTTAGTTAGAAGTTTTGAGAACTATATCTACATTCTCTGAGAGTTCTACTTCATAATGCCAATCAACTTCTTGACCTTGAGCACATTTGTAGAGCATACCACCATCTGCGCATACCTGAATTCCAGTAATGATGCGTGGTAATTGCATAAGGTCTGTCTTTAAATAGATAATAGACCCAAGTTCAAATTGATTGTTTATGACCATAATCATTATTTATATTCGTAATCTAATATCTTTCCTACTACATCACTTCTGTGATTCTCTTTAAGTTTGATCCATTTGATCTCCTCAATCTTCTTACTGAGTTCTATAGCATAGCTTAAGCCATTGTATTCGTCCTTGATGTCTTTTTGCTCATTATCACCGTTGATGATAATCTTACCATACTTACCAAGCCTTGTTAGAATAGCTAACATCTGTGCTTTAGATAAGTTCTGAGCTTCTTCTACTACAAGCACATCATCAATAGTTTTTCCTCTAATGAATTGTACAGGATAAGCAACTATCTTCTGATCCTTGATCATGTCTCCAACCTTTATGCTGTCGTAGCATTTGGTTAGATTCTCCATGAATGCTTCTAAGTAAGGATTGAACTTCTCATCCAGAGAACCTGGTAGGAATCCTAAAGAATTACCAACTTCAATTGTAGCACGAGTAACATAGATCTTATCACATTGCTTCTTAAATAAGAAGTCTAATGCTGTTACTGCAGATACAAGGGATTTCCCTGATCCTGCTCTTCCTGTTACAATTACAATTTGATTATCTATGATTAGCCTTTTTGCTTCCTTCTGTTCTGCGTTTAACTCTACTTGGTACTTGATTTCGTTTTTACGTGGTCTATTAGGCTCTCTCATATAAGTGGGTTATGGTTACACTACAATTTACTAAAAAAATCTGTAAAAAAGGAACTTGTGTATAACCCAAGTAGACTACCAATGGTTGCACCAATTGAATAATATACTCTATCTGAGAAAGTTCCAAACACAATTTTTTTAATGTTATAGGACCAGACCATGGAAATTGCAAATGCTGCAAAAGCCACACCCAAATAAATCTCTTTAGCTAAGAAGCATGTGTTTATAGCAACAAAGTAAACTTGAAGTACACCTGTTAGTAATAATTTAATCTTGGAATGGATCGTCATGAATGAATGTCTTTGAGGGTTGAACTTTTATTTTGTTTAATATGTAAGTTGAGTTCTTAGTCTTGAAACGTAATTCATGAGCTGATACCTTATCAATACTTGTCACTTGTGTAGTCAACCATGTAAATGCCTCACCTAGCTCAGGATCTGCTATACATGAATAACCAACTTTTGGCCTAGCAAATAGTTTATCAAACCTACCATCCTCTTTCCACTTAACCCATTTGATAGACTTAACCATAAACAGCTTACCATCCTCCACTCTCATAAGAGAATATTGGACACCTGTTCTGCATGTTAAGCAGTACTTGGGTAACATTTCTTGCTTACCCATCATTGCGTCTTTTTCAAACTGAGACATGGTAGCCCCTGTCTTAATGATTGCACGACACTTGGAACATAATAATGCTCCTAGGCCACCGTTGAATTTAAAGATTGCTTTCTCCATTATTAGTATATTTGTTTCTTGTTCTATCTCCTATAGGAAGAGGATCACCAGCTTCGTCAATTCTTACAAACCTCATGTTTGTGTGTAAGATTACAGATTGAGTTCCTGAATACACATTGTGTGCTCTTGCTTCCATGTACAATGTTACAGAAGTATTTCCTACAAGCATAACTTTGCCATAAATTTTAACAAGCTGTCCCTCCTTTGCAGGTTTTTTGAATACACATTTGTCTATAAGAACAGTGACCATGCGTGGAGTATCACATACTTCCATAGCGTAACCAGCTGCTGCTGCATCCATCCAAGCTAAGAGTTTACCCCCAAAAAGATTACCATGAAATCCTAGGTCTGACTTCTTAATAGGGTGGGTTGTTATCAATTGCATTCCTTCCATTCAACAAAAATAATAAAAAATTTGTAAAAGTTAAACTTTTGAAGTATATTTGTATTGAGGTTACTATTAAAATAAACTTTAAAAATTAAAATCATGGCAGAAGAAACCAAAGAACCAACCAGAGAAGAAGTGATTGCCTGGTATAAAAACCAGATTGAGCTTGCTTCTTTACGTGCTGAGCTAGCTGAGTTACAAGCCAAGGCTGTAACAGAAGAGGCTAAGCGTATTCAAGCTACTATTATGATAGCTAACATGACAAGCCCTGAAAATGAGGAGGGAACTGACGGACCAGGTGGAGCTGAGACTTCAGAGTAAAAAACTAAACCTTGCAAGTTTAAACTAACTTGCATTGTTCTTTGACATTTGATTTGTGTTTGTGACAGAAAAAACTCTTGAGAGGGGTTAATGTGGTTTTTCCAATACTGAAAAGTTTTGAGGAGAACGCTGTCAAGCACGTGAGTTAAAACCACTCATCTTAAAGGTTGCGTAACCAATAAGCTCTGAGGTCCTGTGAAGACATATACTATCTGATCTCCGCAGCAGGTGCTGGTAGTCAATCCAGCTAGTCATTAACAAGCTGACTGATCATCTGCTTGGACTATGGGTGAAAAGGGGCGTGTGTTAGACTTGTGGGTATTCAGTAGTCCCACCAAACAACAAATCAATTACAATGAGGTCTCATAGCTCAATTGGATAGAGCAACAGCCTTCTAAGCTGTAGGTTCTAGGTTCAAATCCTAGTGGGATCACAAAAATTTTAATAACCAAATAAATATAAACAATGGCAGAATTTAAAAAATTAGTAGGAACAAGAGTGTTACTTACTAAACCAAAAAAACCAGAATCAAAGGTATTGCTATCACCTGAAGCTGAAGCACAGATGGAAGCTGAAATGATGGCAAAATGGACAGCATTAGAAGTATTTGCTGTGGGTGATGAGGTAACTCTTGTAGAGGCAGGAGATAAAGTATTTGTAGAAACATACTCTCTTCAAAATGCAGGGGTAGTTTCTATTGGTGAGGATTTGAAATTGATGATTGCAGAAAGAGATATTGCAATTATCTGGTAATAAATCGCGGGGTGGACTGGAGGTGGTTCCAGCTTGGTCTCATAAGCCAAATCACGTGGGTTCAAGTCCCACCCCCGCAACAAAAAAGGTGCATGCCATGCAGGAGTCGCCAGTACCACACTGATGTAAGCGTAGAAAAAGCATTACTCATTCTGTTTGGTGGAACAGATCAACAAAAGAAACGCAATTCTAAGTTGAGAGAGTAGTTCAGGTGAAAATCCTGAGTGATTGGTACAATAATTATAAAATTAAAAACCATGGAAGTAAACAGAGTTCAAAAAAAGATTAGAGTTAGCTCTTATGAATTGGTTAAATATCAGATCATTACAGAATTAATATTCTTCAAAAAAGAACATTTAATACCATCTGATATTGAACTGTTAACACTACTTGCATTATGGGGTCCTATTGAGTTAGGTAAGTTCTGTAATGCTGCTGCCAAAAGATTGTACAAGAACATTGAAATGGAAGAGTTTTCTGTGCGTGCACAAAATGTACGTAACAGAATGGCTAAACTAGAAAAGCGTGGTATTGTACAAAAGATTAATGATGGAAAGAGACAAATACAACTGGCTCCATCACTAAACATTTATGGCAAAGGAAATGTATTGTTAGACTATAACATATTAGCACTTGAATCCAACAAAGCGTAAGGAAATTACCAAAAAGACAGCAGAGTCATTGGGACTAGACCATCTTATAGTAGATGATGTAGTGGCATTTTTTTATAGAACCACACAAAAGAAATTAAGTGCAATGTCTTCTCCATCTGTCAATGTTCCCAACATGGGAACTTTTGTGCTTATGAGAAAGCGTGTTGAGAAGAAACTAGAAAAGTACACTGCTTTCTTAAATAAAATAGATCCTTCTGAGTCAATCAGAATGTATGAGACATCATTACAAGTAAAAGCTGATATAGAAAAGTATACAGCAATGCTAGAAAAGATGGATCAAGAACAACAGAGAAAAAAAGAAGTAAGTAAACTAAAAGAAAACTATTTAGACAATGTTGAATAATACTATTAAAATCTGGAAAGAACGCAACAAAATTTTTGAAGGTGTTAAGAATAACATATTCAAAAAGGAACACATTGAAGAGATTGCATTTTCAAGAAATGAAGTTTGCGTAAAGTGTCCTTACATAGATGTAAAAGGAGACAAGTGTGCTGTGATTGGTACACAACCATGTTGTTCTGAATGTGGATGCTCATTAAAGTTAAAGACAAGATCTTTATCATCAGCGTGTCCAAAAGGATTTTGGCTTGCAGTAACATCTCAAGAAGAAGAAGATTTAATTAGACAGAGTATTAATAAATAAACTAAGTATGAGTTTAGTATTTGAACCAAAAACCCACAGTTATACTTCAGTAGATCCTGCTGATAATACCAGATGGATAAGTGTAACAACATTAATTAGTGCTTTAAAGCAACCATTTGATTCTACAAACATTGCAAAGAAATCATCTACAAGTAAAAAAAGTAAATGGTTTGGAATGACAGTAGATCAAATACAAGAAGCTTGGAAGAAAGAGGCAGACAGAGCATGTACATTAGGTAACTGGTATCATGATCAAAGAGAACAAGACATCACAAATTGTGATACCATAGTTCGCTATGATAAAACATTACCTGTTATTAAACCTATGCAAGATGAGCATGGTTTGAAAGTTGCGCCTTCTCAGAAACTTATGGATGGTATTTATCCAGAGCATATGGTTTACATGAGATCTGCCGGCATTTGTGGACAGAGTGATTTAGTAGAAGTGGCTGATGGACATGTTCACATCACAGACTACAAAACAAACAAAGAAATTAAAACAGAATCTTTTAAGAATTGGGAAGGTGTTTCTCAGAGAATGAATGCACCAGTATCACATCTTGATGATTGCAATTTGAATCATTATAATTTGCAGTTGTCAATTTACATGTACATGATTCTTAAACATAACCCAAATTTGAAACCTGGTAAACTAATTATACATCATATATCTTTTGAAGAAGAAGATGAGAAAGATGAATTTGGTTATCCTGTTTCTAAATTAAACGCAGATGGAGAACCTATCATAAAAGAGATTGTACCTTATGAACTACCATACTTAAAGGATGAGGTACTTGCAATTATGACATGGTACAAAAACAATGCTGATAAAATAATTAAAAAGAAATACTAATGGTAAAATTATTTGACTTAGAAAATGGTGTACTTGTTCCAACAGAACATTGTCATACACTATCATATTTAAAAAGAATCATGGTAGAATATCCTGATAGTTACATGAATGTGTATTCCTATCTGTTTTATATGTCATGTCCTAACCCAGATTTAAACCCCTTTTTTGATACACCAGAAAATGAAAAAGAAGAACTTATACTTTCACAAATTAATGCAGATTTTTCTACAGAAGATGATGCAATTATCGCAGCTCTTGAATTATGCAAAAAACTTTATGAGACTCCTACATACAGGGCTTTTATGGGTATTAAGCACATGCTTGATGGCTTGGCGAAATACATGGAAACAACTACGATTGAGCATGGTAGGGATGGTAATATCAATTCTCTGGTTAATGCTGCAGCAAAGTTTGAGCAGATACGTTTATCGTTCAAAGGGGCGTATAAGGATCTCATGGAGGAGCAGAAGAGTCAGGTACGCGGAGGTCAAAACCTTGCGTATGATCAAGAATAAAAAACTAAAACAACAGCAACTATATATGGATTTATCATGCTATGACTGGGTATTTCATTACAATGCCTATTCTTCTACTTGGACAGGTTTCCACAGAGATGATTACTTTGCTTATTGGAATGGTAGTGAATCAAAATACGCTATCATTAGGTCAAGTAAAATTGAAACTGTTCAAGAAATAATTAAGAAAACAGATGGTGACAAAAAATTATTAGATGAGCTTACACGAAGAACTGGAGAGAAATAGAACTACAAGAGTAGAAATTGTGCATGTATCTGATGGATACTTGACATCAAGACTTGTAAAAAATACACCAACAAAAGGTGACTGGATTTCTATTGGGTCAGATACATATGTTGTAAAACAAAGAATCTGGAATTATAGTGATGGCAGTACATTGAAGTTGATTGTAGAAGAACCTAAAGACTAATTATGTATTTGAGTATACCAACATATGATGTAACAACTGAATCATGGTCTCACACAGACTTTGAAACAAGAGAAGCATATGTAGAATTTCTTTGGTCAATTTTCAAAGAACCAGGAAAGTATGAGTTTGATGAAACATCATTGTTGTTTAATGCAGAAGCTAGAAAGTTTAACAAGTTTAGATTATTTTGTACAGCTCCATTAAGATCAAAAGATTACATCCAATATTGGGATGATCAAAAAGAAAAATGTAGAAAAGGAGTTATATATAAAGGCAAAAAGAACACATGGTTTTTAGCAAGAGACTATTACATGTGGGTTAACTTCTTGCCTATTTACAATAAGGAAGTAGCAAAGTTTACCTTTGCAGATGTAAGGGACGCCCAATACCATATGGCATTATATGAAGAGATTGCAAAACAATCTTCTAAACATGCTGCCATTCTAAAGAAACGTCAGATTGCATCCTCTTATTTCCACGCAGGAAAAATGATTAACCTGTTTTACTTTGAGGAAGGTGCTATAAATAAAATGGCTGGTTCCCTGAAGGATTATATAAATGAAAAAGGTACTTGGCGTTTTCTAGAAGAATATAGAAACTTCTTGAATACACATACTGCATGGTATAGACCTTGTAATCCAGATAAAGTATTGAACTGGGAACAAAAAATTGAAGTTAATCAAGGAGGAAAAAAACGTGATGTTGGTTTAAAGTCTGTAATATTTGGACTTGCTCTTGAGAAAGATCCAACAAATGGTGTAGGGGGTCCTTGTACATTATTCTATCATGAGGAAGCAGGTATTGCTCCTAAGATGAATGAAACAGTAGAGTACTTGTTACCTGCAATGAAATCAGGTATGACATACACAGGTATGTTTGTTGCAGCAGGATCTGTGGGTGATTTGGAACAATGTGAACCATTGAAAGAAATGATTATGAATCCTATCTCTAAAGATGTCCTTGCAGTAGAAACAAATCTAGTAAATGCTGAGGGGCAGATTGCTGAGTGTGGTTTATTTATTCCAGAACAATGGTCAATGCTTCCATGTATAGACCAGTATGGCAATTCACAAGTTGATAAAGCTTTGGAAATGATTATTGCTGAGAGAGAGGAATGGAAAAAGAATCTAAAACCTGAAGATTATCAACTACGTATTTCTCAGAAACCTATTAACATTGAAGAAGCATTTGCATATAGAAAAGTTTCTAAGTTTCCTCTACATCTGATAACAAGACAGATTAGAAGAATTGAAGATCAGGAATACTTTAGAGAATTTGTAGAATTGTCTAGAGATGAACATGGAAAGATTGTTTCAAAAGATTCACGTAAACTTCCTATATCAGAATTTCCTATATCACCTAAAACAGTTGATAAAGAAGGTGTTATAGTTGTTTATGAAAAACCTTGTAAAGATCCACAGTTTGGAACTTATTATGCTTCTATTGACCCTGTATCAGAAGGAAAGACAACTACTTCAGACTCATTGTGTTCTATCTTTGTTTATAAGACTGCACAAGAAGTAACAAAGCATAGAGCAGATGGAACTATTGAACAACACATAGAAAGGGATAAGATTGTAGCTGCTT